ACCGGCAGCGTTCTTCATCTGAAGTTTTACAATGCCTTCTGTTTCCACGTTTACGTCGAGGTTAGCCGGAACATAGGCATAGGCGCCACCAGTTGAAAAGGCGTCCTTTCCCCCTTCCGCCGGTTCATCGGAAGTTTCAAAAACGGAACCGCCACCACCATTCCCGAAGGGTTTCCAAAGAGAAGGGGTCGCAAAATCGGACACAGCACCCTGGAACTGCCGGGTTTCCATTTCATACTCGCCTGTTTTGTAAGTAATGATGAGACCCGTTCGCTCATATTTGACGCCAGATTCCTGTTGATAGGAGACAATGGCGGCAATAGCGGTTTCAAGGGTATAGTAGCCGTCTTTCAATGGGCGGATCTCATCAACAATGACGATGGGGTGTGTTACATCGTCAGCGGGCGTGCCGCTCTTCATATCCTCAAGGGCTTGCTTATCCTCGGCGGACAAAAGGCCGGCTTGTTCAAGGGTAGCAGAAGGCAGACGGAAGCTGTCATCCGTTTCTTTACCGGTTGTTTTGGACACTTTCTTAAAATACACATCGAGATAGGAAGCGTCAGACAGGACGGAGAAAGAACCCGGTTTGATTATATCGGAAGGGATATTTTTCATTGTATCTTCCAAAGACTTTCCACGGTTGCCGGGGAAAGCTTCTTCTTCACCTTCCCCAAGAGACAACGGTTCAGGCAGACATTCAGAAGGAACTTTACTTTCTTCGTTCAAAGGAGCGATACCGTTCGCTTTTCCTATCCTTTCCTCAAAGTCATTTATTACAGAAGTCCATTTGCCCCATGCAACACTCTCATTGGAAACAATACCTATTCGTGAGATTGTACAAACTGTACCTAAATATACACCTTCGGCATTGTCTGACATGGTAGCCAGTTGTATACACGAAGTGAATGATTGACAAACCTTATTAAGCTCCAACCGTTCAATTTGTATATTTACAGGAATCTTAGACGAATCAACAGACAAAATACACCGATAATTCCCAATAGAAGAATCCCCGGAATACATTGTTTTTAATTTATCTTTAAAGCTACCAATAGTAGTAAAAGAGCCAATACTTTTAAATGGGTCAGTCAAAGGATTGGATTTATCAGACACTCCTGTTATACGTTTCAATAACTCGGCGTCTCCATCCGATAAATCTTTTGCAATCTTATTGACATTCTCCACTAATGCATCAAAATCCCCATTCACCATTTTAGCAATGGTACTTGAAAGCAAATCAATAGATATTTTCCGACCACCACTAACTTCAACATACATATCTCTAGATAGCTCTGTTGTATCAGCCAGTTGTTCTATTGTAAGACTGTTTGTCTTCAACGCTTGCAGCACAAGGCTAATAATTTGTTGTTTCTCTGACTCTGTCATTTTATTCTATCTTTATTGTTTAAAACTATTATATTAATTTGATGACGGATCAGAAACTTCATCAGAAGCAACAGGTAACGTATCAACAAATTCACCGTCCCAAGTCACCTCATAATAAGTCCTATCATCAGTTCCTTTCAAGAACTCTAATATACCTCCTGATAATAAATCAATATCGTATGAACTTCCCTTTTGAGAAAATTGAACTTCATTCGAATAACCTCCCAAGACAACTGTAATCTGATTAACTTCCGAAGTTACGACACCAGCGCTTGTGAGATTAAAAGGTATCATGAACGTCACCCCACTATTAGCCGGTTTATCCAAAATCACTTTACAACTATAATTATGAGATGTAAAAAGACTAGTCATAATCTTCTGATAATGCACATACAACTTACCGGTGATTACTGACGTATATTCTTCTACAGCTTCACCACCAGACTTTATGCTCCTCAACTCTCCACTGTCAGATGTTATCCTATAAGTATCATTTTGAATTCTTCTTATAGACATTTGGTTGTTCCACTCCAAAACAGGATTAATCGTTTTTACCCTCTGTAACATTTGATTGAATACAAAACTCTTCAATCCTTCGATTTGCTGGTTAAGTTCCGGAACATTACTTTCCTTTCTTGCATATCGAATACCATCAAAGTAGACGTAATTACAGCATAAGACACGATTCAATAATTCAGCAAACCATACAGGGCATCCCATCCCATTTCCAAGCGTGAATAATATAGTTGTATATTCGTGGCTGAATAGCTCAACAATATCCTCATCAGAAGTCACGAACTGCTCATTATCCACACCGAACGTCCATCCGTTATCTTTGAAACCACCAGGAACTCGAAAATCAAAAAAGTATTGCATCCCATCTATCCACCAGACAGCATCAAGACGCTGCTTATTATCTTTCATTGAATACTGAATAAGGCTGGTTTCTGATAACTCACACTCATCATCCGTAACTTTAAAAATCTCACTCGTATTCCCATTAACTGTTACAGTATAATATCCACATGGAAGCAATGAAATGTTATAGAAATAGAGAATCTTATCATCATTCATCTTCCATGAGCTTAATGATACAAGTGTAGATATATTACTTAAAAGATTATTAATGTAAACAATAGGCTCCTGCTCTTTGGGTGTCAAAATCAATTCAACAAAAATCCTGTCTGTACGTGCGAATAACTGCACATATTTACTTTTCGCTCCAAATTTATCGGTAGACGGAGAAAAAAACAGTGGGGTAAACGGACTTATAATCATATTCTAGGCTTTTGTTATTGAACGGACAAATAAATCATACTTCACTCCCTCGTTTCTCTCAACTGTACTACTCACCTCTTTGATGTAACCTTCGTAAACAAGGCCACCTTTTTGAATCTTAATCGTTCCATCATCTGTTTGTGGAATATCCTCATCAAAGGTTGTAAATGAAACATCTCCACAAGTGACCAAATGCTCTTCAAGTATAAAGTCATCAGTTAATTTCACATCATTGACTATAACATTGCTATTCCCATCCGAAGAAGCATAATGAAGAGAATCAGCGAACATGCCAATATACTTAGCATTAGCTTTCAACATAGCTTTCTGCCAATACATAACATTAAACATTGCATCAGGATTTAGAACACCTGCAATCTTCCAATCCGCATTCCTTTCTAGTACATATTCCGCTTTCCCAATAACCTTATTATAAGCGAGCATTGCGCCAACGATAAACACATCATTATCACTTTCGTTATCAGTAGAACTACTTCCCCTTTTCTGTGACACGATTTCCAAGCCATAAGCATCTGCACGATAAGGGCTCACTAACTCTAGTGTATTATCTGTTACTTGCAATCCAGTAGTATATTCAGCAGTAAATCGAAATTCATCACGACCATTCAAGCATTCATAATCAACTTTATCATAACCAACTTTAACTCGTGCATATATCCTAGAACTGTCTACTTTAAATTGAAAATCTGAAATGTTTCTTGATATATTCTTATTACCATTAAAAGTAAATAAGCTGTCACGATGGACAAACTTTACAATATCCCCCTCAATCTTCTGAACAAAGCCAAAACAGGCTTCCATCCAGTCTACAAACTTCGTATATGAGGTATATAATTTAGCAGACAATATCCCACGAATACTTTCGGCAGCCAAAATAAGGCAATTGTCCAACCGATTGTCTACACCGGAAGCTATCTCGCCTTTTATACCCCCTTTACCACCATTCATACTTTTGAGCAAACTATTCAGAACAGTAATAGGTTTTACCACATCTATATTGATAGGTGATGCTATTGAAGTCCATTTAATCTGTAGTGAATATTTAGAAAAATACACCTTTCCAGGTCCGTTAACATTCATATTACCTATCGGATCATGTATGACAAATTGAAGACATTCACCATCTTGAAGATCTATTGCATAAACATCCCGATATTGTTCGGGTCTATAAGTGTCTTTTTCTGTTGTATGTGTATTTCCTGAATAATCGGTATTTATCCAACTCGCAATAGTGCTTGTGGTACCGTTCCCATCAACTTTAGCAAGTGTCAACATTACATCTCCTCTGCCTAAATAAAAGTTGAATTCGGGGGTTATATATACCTTGACTGGTTTATGCGCCCTTAAAAAAGCAGGTACAGAAGTATCTAAAGTCACAGAATTTATTTCTACAGGACTATCTGATTCTGGTAAGTCTTTTTCTACGACTTCCAATGGAAGAGACTGGAATATAGTTTTTCCTGTTATATCTCTTGAGAAATCAACATATTGCCCTCCATCTTCTAAAGAGTATCCACCACATATATAGTTCGCGTAGTAATTAAACGGTAGTCTATCATAATAAAGCTGATATACATCTTTTATCTCATCTACCGAATATTCGTACTGCGTTCCTTTGTTAGCCTTTATGATATTAGCGACACTATCATCTATCGAATTAATAGAAACAGTATTTCCATCATAGGTCAATGAACCGAAATCCAGTCGGCAACTGAAGAATTCTTCATAAGTATGAGAATTAGTTATAGTATAAACAGTGATACTAGCATTAGAAGCTAGGTATTTGCTCAAATACTCCTCCAATATGAGATCATAGGCTTCTCCCACAAACTGGAATTTTGAAGTAAAGGTTCTAGTTATTCCTTCAAGTCCGGAGCGTTTACGGGAAAACTTTATTTCATCCCAATTCTGAATACAAGATTTGGGAATATCATAGGAAATACTATCAACGGTAAGTACATATTTACAAAGCATTTTAACTCCTTTTGAACGTTCACGAGCAAATATATAGAAAAAGCCAACCGGTTTTCCGATTGGCTAAATTCTTGAAAATCACGCATTACAAAACACAGATGTAAGCATCAGATTTTAAGCATATTACGAAATTATCTAGTAAAAATAGAATTTATAAGGTAACCGGAATCAACTTAAAAACTATGTATCAATATAGTCTTTATATAAGATTTTATTCACTTTCAACTTATAAACGTTATTAGGATCATAATCCATCTTAAAATACTGAACTCCTTCTCCTAAAATTTGCATTATATTCTTTACATTACTTTCAACGCATCTATAACCGAAATAAATCGCTTCAATCATAGAGTTCTTATCAAGAGGAATTTGAAGATGATCATCTTTACAGCTTGGGTCATAACTAATTAATCTTATTTCATTTTCATATTTCCATTCTGTAGATTTCCATATAAACAAACTATTTGTATCTTTCTTTTTAGTTAAAATATCACATTTCTCATTTTTAGAGAGATAATGCACCCTCTTTAAATATTTATGAGAATAACCATTACCCTGAGCCTGTTTTATAAATACCGTTGAAAGTTTATATCTAATACAAAAACCTTTATGAGCATCAGCATAATGAGACCACATGACCACCTTTCTTATTAGGTTATTATCTAAACTTAATTTTTTATTTCCGACAAAACTTCTAATTTTAAAATATTGAAAAGAGTCACTGAAAGGCTTTATATGAGCATTATTTTTACAAATTCTATTCAAATTACTTTCACTTGACCACAAAAGAAATAGACTATCAAAGGGGTCATTCATTTTAGAAGGATGACACACTGTTATAGTATTTGATATTAAATCAGACAAAGAATAAATACTCACACTTCTAAATGAATAAACAATTCCTGACTTTACACCGTCAAAATCAGACTTTAATTGGATAGAATAATACTGTGACTTTATGTAAAATTCAGTCGCTTTATCTTGTTCACCTAGGATTGCATATATTTCTCCTGCAGCTCTATAAACATATGCTTGCAAAGAAGGGAAAAAAGTTCCCAACTCACACTTTAAATCATTTTCATCATACGCTTCAATCATATGAATAGAAGTATTAATTTCTATCATTGCGTTAGATAAATCTTGCTTATCCAAATACACACGTGCTTTCAAATAATGTGCCTGATAACAATCTATATCATCCAACCTAGAAAAATACTCTTCTTGCGTTATTTTAGAACCATAAAATTCATTAGCAAGTACCTCCAATTCATTTGTGGTTATTATTTTTTCATCCATTATAGTTTATAAAAAAATTATTCAAAATTAAATATTCAAACATAATATATTTTCGTGATATTATAAAGTTAATTCTCTAATAAGTCACACTATTAATATTTGAATTCTTGAAGTAGCATTTTCCGACCAGAAGAAATACGACTTCTTACAGTTCCAACAGGAATGTTCAGGATTTCACTTATCTCATCATATGAATACCCACTAGCATAATACATCACACTATCAATACAACGGGATTTTTTAGCACACCGTTGTATTGTGGAAACCAAATCATCAAACAGTATTGAATGAGCTGTACAGTTAGAAATGGCACTTCCGTCTACCATATCAAGCCCTGTAAAATGTATAAGGGAATTTCTATTGTATCTTATTATATAAGTATTCCTCATTATAATAAGGCACCACGGTTGAAGTGGTTTAGAACAATCAAATTTATCACGATTCACAAGTAGCTTATAAACTGTATCACCGGCTAAGTCTTCAGCATCTTGCATGGAACAGCAGAATTTTCTTGCCACCTTTAATATCCAAGGATATATTTCTGATAATTCCTTTTCAAAGTCCATTGTCAGCCCTCCTTATTAGGTGTATCTTCGGTTCGCCATTAATGCACCTTTCCACATATTTCCGGTGCATGATACTTTGTTCGTGCATTTCCTTAGCAGAACGCTCGATTGAACTAATAAGAGTGCCTATATCGGGGGGCAATAAGGCAATCATTTTTTTTACCTCGGACACTTCTGCCGTTATCCGATTACACTTCGTCTCTAATGTACGTAATTCTGACAATAAAACATTGTATAAATGCCTATTTATACAATGGATGCTGTTTTTTCTATTCATAAAAAAGTCGTTTGTGATTCTAAAGGAGATGTACAAACGACTGTATGAAATAATTCGCTTTAATTAAAAATTAATCGAATTACAGCATATATGTAATACCAATATTATCATGTGCTTCTTTTTCTGATCGATATTTCAACATCAGCTTGATGAACGATATTCGCATAGACAGCAGCATTAATTACGCGGGAATCAATACTCATTTTAAAGAATGTCATTAGAAAAGCAATCTCTGCATCAAAAGAAGAACGAATTTGTTCAGGAGTAGCCTTACTTCCTTTATGTTCCTCACTGCGTCTCTCCTCATTCCGTTTTTGCTCAAAAATTGCAGAATGAAGTAAATAATCAAGCTTCGATATAACTTGCTCATCACTCATATCCCGGATATCTACATTTAGTTGGCCCAACACCTGACGAACATCATCATAAAAGCCAAGAGAAACAAGAGTCTGACATATACGAAGGCTCAATAGTTTGGCACGTTCCTTCACCATATCCTCTTTGTCCATAATCATAGCCTGCATACCTGAAGGATTAACAATGCTTCTGTATTCGATAATTAATTTAGATGCCATCTCTTTAAGCATGCTTTCAGACACAGATCCGCGACCCGAAAGCAAACAAGCATAGTTTCCACATGAAAGCTCAATGAAATCATTCAATGTTATCTGATTTAATCTTTCAATCATAGCTATTTCAGTTTAGACAACTTATACAGTTCAAAATCACGGTTAGACGCATCCTGACGCTGCATTTTAAGACTCTTCATCAAAAGGAGATTTGTTCTATCAACTCTTTTTTCTAATCGGGAATAATCATTGAAAACAATGGTGTCACCGGAAGAAGATGCAAAATATGTCGGTGAAAATGTAGGAAAGTCCCAATCCGGCATATCAAAATTAGAGATATCTACCTTATCAACATCAGGAAAGACTTGTGCACCTTTAGGAATATCAACTAAAGTTGGAGCATCAGGAGTAATCCATGCTTTTCCAGAATACATGATAACCTCATGTTTACCAGCATCACCAACTAAAGCGGTACCGCCAGGATGCCTATCATTACCTTTAGTACCGTCTGCATAGGAAGGAATAGGAGTTGCAAGAATAGTTGCAACCTGAATTGCTCCCATGGCACCAATAACAATAGATAAAGGAATATTCGGTAAAGCTTCAGTTATTGCCAGTGCAGTGGCTATTCCAGCTTGAGCGACACTAGTCGCCTTTTCCCAAATGGCTTGTTTACGTGCCATTTCTTGTTTTTGTTTTTCTAGTTCAGCATTTTTTGCTTCTGTCAAAGATTTTGCAGCACGTTTACGCGCTTCTGCTTCTTCTTCGGAAATAGCACCTGACTCTGCCAGTTTATCAACCCGTTCAACATCTTTATCATATTTTTCATCATTAGCATCCTGCTCTTCCTCTATCTTATCAATTTGAGCATCATAAAGTGTAGAAACAAGATTTCCAATAGTCCCTACAGCTTGTGATGCAGTTTGCAACCATTTTTTGAGATTCTTTTGGCGTTCTTTTAACGCTTTATCTTCAGCTTTAGTAATATTTTGAATAGCACTTATCTGTAATTCTGCCTCCTTTTTAGCGAGAGCAGCCTTCAAAACATACAACTGAGTAACAATCTTAGTACGTTCTTCAGCAGTAATATTCTCAACGGTTAATTCCAGTTCCAAAGCTTCAATCGCTGCTTCAGTAGTCTTATGTGCATATTCAAGTTGTAAATTGTATTCCTCTATCGCATATTGCTCTTCTGTTATTAGCTTGGATGCTAACTTCTTTTTAAGAGCAAGCATATCCATTACATACGCAGCGTCACGTATCTCTTGCTCATGGGCTGCATTTTCCGCAATCAATGCTACCTGATCAGAAGCATACTTTCCGTAAATCTCTTGTTTTTTCCTAGCATATTTTTCATCTATCAATATTACATCTTCACCTGTTTTCTCTGCTGCATCAATTTCTGCTTCACGTTGCAATTCTAACTGGTGCAATTTCAAATCAAGTTCTTCCTGGGACCCCTTTTTTACAACAGCAAGAGCGTTCTCAACATCCTTCTTCTCACGATCAGAATTATACTTAATAGTAAACTCATCTAGCCTTTCCTGCATTTCCTTAGCTAAATTCTGACGTGTAGCAATTTCCTCTTTGCTATTACCCTTGACGGCAGCAATCTTCTTCGAGTAAGCAACACCAATTTTAGCAAGTTCTTTCTCCAGTCCCTCATCCATAAGAGCTAGTTCTGACTCCTGATAAGTTTCATGAATTTTCAGCTTCTCTTTGAGAGCTTTTTCCTGTTCACGTTTTTCTTTATCAGTAAGGACTGTTATACCTGAACCATTTTTGTCGTTACCCTTTGGACGGAACTTTTCTGCAATCACATCAAGTCCACGATTAAACTCATCGCTAGATGCTATTTTGAATAAGTTTTTAGAAAATTCCAACTGAGCCTTATCCGCTTTTTCTGCTTCCGACGTGTAATAGCCAAACATTTTAGCAGCACCATTCTTTATCCAAGACATATCTTCAAACTCTGATGTTGCATATTGAGCACGAGTTTTCATCCGTTTTAAAGCTTCTCTCTCTTGGGCCGTTACTTCAATACGTTTATTTTTCATTTGAATAACAGCTTTTGTGTATGCTTGTTCCTCTGTATCACCAGCATCAATAAGCCTCTTATATTCTGCCTGAAAATCTTTTTCTACTTCCAATAACTTTTTGTTCGCATCTTTTTTTGCAAGTGTTCTAAAATTATAATCTATCTTTTCTATTTTTTCTTCAGGAGATTTCAAATCATTGGCGATACCTCTTATTTTATCAGCCATCCAATTAAGAAACTCCTTAGCAGGTCCCGTTGACTCGGAGAAAGAAAGCATAAACGCTTCCCATGCTGAAGATAAGTTAGCAAGAGCTCCATGAACATTATCTCCCATCGTGTGAGCCATATCGCCCAATTCACGTTCTACACCAGTAATCTGTTCTCTAAGTGGTAATATTTTATCAACAGCGGTGAGAAAGGCATTAAAAGCGGCAACACTACGCTTATCAGTTAATTCAAGAGTAGTATTCAAGTCTACCCCTTTTTCTTTTAGCGATTTCAATCCTTCAACTAACTCAGGCAATGTTTTAACGGGCTTACCTAACGCCTTTGCCAGCTTTCCATTACTATCAGCTAAATTTAGAAAAACATTACGGGTAGCAGTAGCAGCCATTGAAGCATCAAAGCCGGCATCCGATAATTTACCCAACAAAGCCAAAGTATCTTCAATACTGAAATTAAAGGCTTTTGCAACCGGTCCAACAATTGGTAATGCAGTAGCGAGATATGAAAACGACAATGCGCTTTTGGTTGTTGCGACAGCCATCGCAGACACATATCTTTCAGTTTCTCTTGTATCAGCATTAAACATACGAAGAGAAGCACCTGCCAATGAAGCCGCATCTGCTAATTCTGCCCCGGTAGCTTGTGCAAATTTTAGAACGTGCTCTGTTGCATCTAATATTTCTTTTCGAGTAAAACCTAGTTTAGCAAGTTCTATTTGCAAATCCGTAGCTTCGGATGCAGTGTATTTCGTTGTAGCACCCAAACGTTGAGCATCCGCAGTTAACTCCTTCACTTTATCAGAAGTGGTTCCTAATATTGCAGCAAGCCTACTATTAGCTAATTCAAATTTAACAATATCACCTACTCCTTCACGCAGTTTTGTAAATAAAGCAACAACTCCACTAACAACAGCTTGTGCACCAATATATCCAGCAGCCCACCCTTTCAATCCTGCACCAACTTTGTTTAGCCCAGGAGCCATCTCCGTTTTAAGCATCATTCCAGCATTCCGGGCAATAATTCCCATGTTCTGCATGGACTTATTACCGTTCTGTATTTCAATCCATGCCGCCTTTACTTCTTCCCGATATGCACCAATGGTCATTTTCTGTTGACTATATCGATCGGAATTTCGCTTTATGTAATCAGTGTTGATTCCAATAGTAGAATTAAGACGGGCAAGTGTACGAATATAGTTTTCATCCGTATCTTTCAAAACATCAACAGCCTTTTGTAGCTGCTTATTCATTTCCTTTGCTTGTGAACGGCTATGTACTTCCTGATTAGTCAAGGTAATAGCAGTTCTGATAAGTTTTAAACGTTCTTCTTCAGATAAAACAGCTTTCTTACGAGTAGTATTACCGGCATTCTGCGCTTTTGTCAAGTTAGCTTCCGCTTTAACAGCCTTTTCCAAGGACGCAGCATTATCCGAGTTTGCCTTGGTTAGTTTCTTCAATTCAGCAGCAGATAATTTCTCTACATTTAGCTTTTCCTCTATCTTCTTACTGACAGTTTGAGTTATTTCAGACTGTTTTCTAAGAGCCTCGGTTAATTCAGCAGATGCAGAGCCAGCCGTTTTTGCTTGGGTATTATAAAGATTACTCAACTTTTCAAGATCAGCAACGCCTTCTACATTTAGTTTCAAACCTTTTGCTAATTCTTTGGCCGCATTAACATAATCAGCCCTCACACGCTCAATAGTATTATCAAGCTCCACCAATTTCTGCAAATCGTTCTCATCAACGAAATCTTTTAATTTTAAATCTGCCATAATTACAGGTAATGTCTATATTCAACAATCTTTCCTTTTATCTCAACTCCTAGTTTATCAAAAGCATAGGTACCATCTTCTTTCTGATAAACGACATACATGCAACCATCCAAGACAGCTGCTTTCTTTGCAAGATCACTGATACGTTCCAGTTCACTCTGCATCTTTTTTATTTCGCAACTACAAGCCATTTTCTACCGATATCCACATTCTGAAAAGAAACGTTCCATCCAGGGACGGAGATACATAATATTAAAGTACTCTTTAGCTGTATCACCAATGCCTAAAATCTGCTCACCGTATTTCTTCTCAATAGAACTACCGTCCGTAAATCCTTTCGTTGAGAATCGAAGCCCGGAATCAATTCTATCGGCAGTTATGCTATCATAGAAAGTACCAGTAATAAAGAGGTTAGGTACCTCAACCGGACGCGGTGGCAAATAAAGCATCTCACTTCTAAGAGGTGGAGTTATCCTCTCCTTCCATCGTTTATATTGTTCCGCACGGTTCTGCCAGGGACCGGGCTCGTTAAAATAGGTGTCAGTATCATAATCAGGATTCAATAGATGTTCAGTACCGTCCAGACCGGAATATAATTGCTCCTGAATGCAATCAACGAGCACATTCTTATGTTCTTCCATACACCTAATACATTCCTCTTCAAACCCGGATGCAATGGAATGAATAACTCTATGTAATTCATCAAAATCTGCCATACAGTAAAAATATAACGGGCCGGGCTGTAATCACACCCCAGCCCGTCGGTTACTTAGTTATCGCATCGTACACTTCCGAGAGCTTCTTCTTGCGGTCAGCTTCCTTCAGTTCCTGCCACACGACTTTAATGTGCGCATTAATAAACTCTTCCTTCGTCATGCCCTTCACAGCAACCTCGACGAACGTAACATTATCTACCTTCATGACACCTGCTCAATACCTCTGATTCCTTTTTCATACAATACAGAAGGAGCTTTCAACGAAGGAACCGCCCCAGCTTTAGGAACAATGGTAATGATACCATCCGAATACGTAGCAGAAGTTACGTTATTCATAACTTCAGCAGCACCATCAGCAATAAGACTGCCAAATTCTTCTGTACGGTCATAACCACCAACAACTTCAACTATTTTGTAAGTATTTTCGGCCTCCAACTTTTGAAACACAACATCAACCAAGCCTTTAACGAAATTCTTGGGATTGAAGTCTAACTGCACGTAGTCAAAGTGCAATTGGCTGTCTTCCACATCTTCATGTGAAAAACTAACAGTCATCGCAGACTTAGCACTACTGGTCGGGTACTGTGTCACGGTCGGGTAAACAGTAGACATCGGAATACCGGCAAGGATATCAGTGTCATCATTATAACCGATCAACATATTATCCTGATTCCAAAAGTAAACGTCCCATCCTTTATTGGCACATTTCAGAAGCTGGGCATTCAAAACCTCATCAAATTTCTTCAAAGTGAAGGTGTCTGTTTGAGCGCTAAGCCCGTTGTATTCACTTGCACCGTACCCTACAGGATTAACTTGAGGCTCTCCACCATTCTTGGCATACTCCAGGAATGGCAAAATAGGGTAAATACGCCCGGGACGGTCTGCATGGCACAATTCGAGCAACTTCTCACCTGTTATATCAGCAGGGAGTTTGACACCATGTTCTGTCAAGATAGCACCTTTGACCTTTTTCCAGTCAATGCTACAAGCAGAACTACCAGTGTTCATCCGGGAACCCTTACACGTTCTAATCTTTCTCATTTTCTTCTACAATTAAGATTATTAATTTTTATTTCCATCGAGCGTATATTTATGGCATCAATCGGCTCGCTCACAGCCTCACCGGAATCTGTATAGGCTCCGTATCTGCCATATGAATAGTTTTCTGAATAACTATGTTTCACTTTTTCGTCATAGTCGCAGTCGAACCGAGAATCTTCATATAATACTTCCAATAAACGTTTATAGATTGGCCGAAGGATATTTTTAAAAGATGTGGTTCTGCGCATCTCATTGCTCCACTCTTTACAAGAAGAACATGCTATAATTAACGAAACCTTTGCTTTTGAAAAATAATCCGCATCACCTCTATCCTCACTAATTGGAGTGAATAGTGCAACCAATGGAAACTTCCTTTCAGACTGGGCAGAAGACTTACTGTATTCATCTAAAATATCTTTGATATATTGACTGCTACCGAAGATGTAATTCAACCTTGGGGACTTCATAACTTTAGTTCCCCCTTTCCCATTTGGATAGAGAATTTCAAGCCCTTCTGGAAGTTCCTTTACAATCTCCTCAAACAGTTCTGTTATATCTAAATCTATCATAAATTGAAAGCATTAATTGGGGTCAAAAGATTCTTGGTTATTTTCACATCGAAAGGACAATCATTCGACATAGCCCATTCAACAAACTGTTTATTCTTCTCTACCATGCTATTCCATGTGCTTACTTGTCTCTTCAAAGGAGCTATATATTCATTAGCACATTTCAAACGGACAAGCCCGGTTATTGTAGCCTGGGTGTTTGCGTCACGAAGAATATGATAAAAGACATAGTCAGCGAACGGTTCACACAGCTTCTCGCATAATACTGCATATCCGGACTGGGGGGCTTCCTTCTCTTCTGAAATATCAACTTCATCTGAAGAATCTTCCTTTTCCCGTTCAATAAGCTCCAAATAATCTGTGATAGCTTGGGAAAGAGTCACACCAACAACATTCCGGAGAAATTCGGGCTGAAATGCCTTAATATACCCATTTATCACCTCATTCACAGCAAGAGATTGGGGCGAAGGCATTTCAGCGACCGAAACATTCTCAATATGCCTGGGACCTGACATAAAATATGAAACATCAATCAACATAGCGATAGTTATTTAGAAGTCTTGCCTTTCCCGGTTTTCTTTTCATCTTCTACGGAAACGGCTTTATCATCTGTAACAGTTACCTCCTTGGCATCTTCCTCTTGCAAATCTTTTGAATCGGCAACCGGAAGATTCTTTTCATCAGAAGGCACCTGTACTTCAAGTTCTGCAATGCGAGCTTTCATTGTTTCACGCTCTTCTGTCAGTTCAACAATTGTCTTATCTTTCTCTGCAATGGATGCAGTAAGCCTGCCAATCTCTTCATTTTTTTCTGCAAGCATACATTCCAATGTCTTTCGGGCATCTTCTTCTGTAACAAGACCACATTCGGAAATAGGGATGAGTTGAATCATCCCTCTATTAATCCGAATGCGTTGCTCTTTAAGCACATTGGTTACATCCTTATCGTTACCTCTAAGTATGTAATCCATAATCCTACGCTTTAGTTATTGCAGTCTTCAATGCGGCCAAATCCCCATAAGCGAAAGCCCACGGCATATAAATCGGGAAGATAACTTCTTCTTGTGCCATCAGCACAACCTCATTGCAAAGCTTGGTCTCCACATCTTCAGCCCATTCAAGTGTCAAAGTGGTATAATCAACCAAATTTGCGGCTTGGTTAAAGTCACCTAAAAGATACTTACCTGGAAGAATACCACCATACTCGATAATCGGACGACCGGCAATATATTTCACCCCATCAACCATTTTAACGATACCAAGATTACGTCCTGTCGTATCTTTTTCTGATTCCATACCGTTAACAGTCATTGGATTAAGAATAATAGCATTCGGAAAATACTGGGCATATGTCATTGCGGCGAAAGCTGTTTTCACTACATCTTCAGAGTTGGGTTCCTCAATGTTCTTAAAGCCGGCTTCATGAACACTGAATGTCATTTTATCCGTAGCCGTTTCAGCACCGGAGAACGCGACACCAGGAATAAGGATACGACCATCTTCCATTTTCACAAGAGCGTGTGTTTTGTTCAGTTCTGTAAGAACAGCGGCACCAGCGAACGTGATACTCATTCCATCAAGAATCAAATCCTGTGGTTCTGCAAACTCTACAATCACATCCTTATCACCGTTATATCCGGTAATAGCTTTTACAGCACCGGCGGCACCTGTAACAATGGCTGTACTGATAATCTTCTCTACAGAAGTCACCCCAGTATTATTAATAATACCAAGCAAATTCTCACCATTACCGTCACCAAACAAGATGTTCCAGTCTTCTGCCATCCAAACAGCTTCAGGAAGCATGTTCAAGATGTAGGAACGAATGTACACTCTTGATTTCAACATACGTTTTGAGATACGGATATGAGTACCAAGGCGCTTAGTTCCTGTCTGTATCTCTTTTACCTTGATGCTTGATTCAGGCAAACGCCCATTCTCTGTTACAAAACGGGCATTGCGGTTGAAAGCATATACTTGTGCATAGGCAAGTTGAGGGTATGCAGGATCAGCAGTCAACGTCGTTAATACATCACGCATATGCAACTTTTTGTTGGCAACCTGAGTCACAACACGTTTCTGTTGTTGAGTAATCAACAAATCACCGGTGTAATTGTCAGTCATGGAAACGACATCTTTCAAGGAGAAGCCGTCAAATTCTCCTGATTTGCGTGTTTTTCCTTCTGCGAAATCTCTGAATTTTTCAGAATCAAGCATCTCGTTCAACTTCTCATCGAACTTGTTGATAGTATCCATAGAAAGACCTTTCTGCTTCATTTTCTCGATACTTTCACCTAGAGTTTTAACTTGTTCTACAAGTTGCTCGTTGTCCTTTACCAATTGCTGGAACTTTTCTCCATCATAGGCTTTCAATAGATTATTGATGTCACCAAACTGTTTCGTTACCTCCTCCGGTGAGGCAAATCCTTCAAGTGACTTGTTAACTACTTCACACATCATGCCGACAATGTTTTCCATGAAAGTTTTCTGTTCTGCCGGCAGACCGTCTGTTTTCAGATTAAAATCTGATACTGTAAATTTTTTAGGCATAAAATTTAAATTTTAAGTTATTTATTCTCGAAACAGCTATTCAAACTCTTGAAATCGAGTAAAGTGCCATTATCAGCGGCTTTAATCGTTACTTCATCGTTCCCATTTTCCCCGTCATTCTTTTCTTGAGTGTCAACAGACGGCTCATTTTTTCCGGTGGTATTTTCAGAAGTGTTTTGCAGAATAGCATTCGAACGATATACTTTTCCCCAACAGTGGGGACATCTTACATAATTCATAAGGTCTTGTAGACCCTTTTGAGTAAATTCTTTCTTTTCTGATTTGACAGAATCAATAAGAGAAATTACTTGGGTTCTAATCTCCGGAGTGAGCTTCTCCATTTCTTCCCTTACAATGTCCTGTGTTATCCATCTCTGATAATCAGCAGCATAATCTAATACCTGTTGGGCAAAGGTATGCTCTGTTTCTGCATCATAATCAAATTGATAACCACAATGAGGACATGAGACAACGGCACCACCGTTGAGGCTCTTCAGTAATAAACTTAATTCCATATCGTATCCTTTTAAACGTTCATCACTATATCCATGCTGCAAGAACGCTTTCCGGACGAAATCAACAGCTTCCTTTACCTGGTCAGCAGTAGCAGACTTGATATTCACAAGGAACGTCTGTGGATTACTCCCCCAACTTGTCAATGTTGAATATTCCATCATACGCCATTCAAGCACCTTACAAGGATCGATAGAATCCCTTTTGATGGCTTTTACTCCGATAGAGTGTTCTAGGGTTCTTCCATTCTCTGCAAACAGCTTATAATCAGCTAACGTATCACGGCCAATCTGTTTTTCAAGATTTAACTGACCGACCATAACCAAATTACCTTCTGTTTCCTTACCACTCAACGGAACACCTAACAACTGGTCTGTACGATGATTCAGGAACCAACGCATCCGACCAATATTTTCTTTCAATGTCTTATTGAATGAGCCAGGCATAGATATGTCATTTTGTGAGTCCTTCACACCGATACCGTTCACCGCAACGGTAACGATACCCTTCTCATCAACATCATTTGCCTTTGTCTTGTACTGAAGGCTTTTGATTTTCTCTTCCATCTTTTTCATCTCCACTTTTAGTGTTAAAAACTCGATTTACTTTATCCAGTTCCTCATCTGACATATCAAATTTCAATTTGTCAAACAAGGGATTTTCTATCATACTTTCGCCTATTTGGGCACGCCAGTCATTGAGTGTTATAAGCCCACATGAGAATTGTTCACGACAACGTTTATTTATATTTGTCTTTACGTCTTCGGATTCTTTCAATCCTTCCTGCAAACAATCAACATCAGAGAAATCACAATCCAAATAATATCCCCCTCCTTCAAGACCAAGGAAAGCTGTAAAATCCTTGCAGAATTGTTTGGCCATAGGAATAACAGTTGAACAATATACGCTCTTTTCAGCAGTAGCCTGATTGCTAAATGTGGACTGGTCTTTTCGCGGAACAAGAACGGCAGGGATGCCGTATGCCCCTGCAATATTTATTGCATCAGCCAAAGTCTCTTCAAACGGCTGTAACTCTGCAATAGAAAGATTAGTACGAACAAAGTCAATGTCTGCATCTGAAATACCATAAGGTACCTGGCCCTTCCTTACACCATACTTCTCAAAATTTTGCTTCAAAAGCTGTTCCTTTTCATCGTCAGTCAACGCTATTGAACCGGTAGCATCAGTTTTCTTACTTACAATAAAGCCCAATCCACCCCGCTTTACATAAATCACATTTCTAGCTTCATATACAGCTATTAGATTTGACATTGGCTTATTTTGGGAAGCAAGACGACTTTTGGACTTCAAGAACATAGCCCCTGAATAGAACTCTGCACTTCCGTCTCTATCATGCCATATTTGGTATGGAGGAATTTCCAAACTACCATTCCAACCATACTCCAAACGATAGCTACGAATAATATCTTCTGTTTGGGCAATGCCAAACAATGGCATATTCCCGTAAACAGGTTCTACAATAGTCTTATCAGAAGGTAGCACCCAATAATTATCGCAATATCTCCATTTTTCAGCTGTAGAAAAGACATCAGGCATAGCGGCACGAATAAAGCTATTCCCTGTACACAATTTATAAATATGGTGCTGATAAATCAATTCTTTCCAACGCATCAAACAATTAGGACGACTAAGTATGCCATTCATTCGTTTATTCGCCCATACTATACTGTCATCCTTAGTTTTCTTCAATTGAAAATTAGCACCTGCAATTCGCGATGCAATATAATCGATCGGGAAAAAGACTTCAGGTATCGTACTGAATAGCGTTAGATAGTTACTGCCCGCTACAATAGGACTAGTAAGGTCCTCAATGTATGCAACTGACCATTTTTCAGCCTTGCCACTTTGAGTATCTATATCCTTATTTTCAGATGAAGTAACTATTTCAACTTCACCTTTAGTCTTAGATTTCTTTCCAAATAGATTATCAAAAAAAATATTCATTGGGTTCCTTTTTGAGCAAAACTAAGTAAAAAGGAAAACCGTTTTCCAAAACACTAAAATCTTGAAATTACGAAAACATAATATCAACAATACAACATCCTTATTTTCAATCACATATAACGCAATTCAATTCAAACCTAATTTTACAACGAACTGTACTAGCCCACTCAAAACAGCACTGGCCTCTTTTGTTTCACTATCTTTATTATAGTCCATCAGATTATTCATGAAGGCAACATATTCCGTATCAGATTCTACTTTTGATGCAGAAAAAAGAATACTATTTTTCACATAATCAGATGTTGCAGCAATACGCTTATCTACATCCGGAAACTCTTTCATTACACGAATCTCCTTGTTTGTACTAGAACGGAGTTCCCGGATAAAAGGGAAATAAGCATCTGTACATTCAATTACACATGAATCAGATTCATGGGACAAAATAGAAGAACGTATATCTTCTGTTGAAGTAGTATCCATAAATACGACATCAACAACATGCCATTTATTTCCACATCTAAACGCTTGTATAAGGACAAATTTCCCATTAACATTCGGCATCACATATAGAATCTTCTTAGTGTATTTACATTCGGTATCTGGATTGAAGAAATTAATAGTGCCATTACAAGCATACAAGTTTCTTTTTCGCCGGTTACTAAACTCTATATACTGCTCACTACACAAATCCACAACGACATATCGGAACGTATCAGACAGGTGTCCGTGCTCCTCATAAGTCTGCAAGGTAGTTTTATTCTTGACCTTAGTTTTAAGAATGGCACCGTTAGCATCTTTCTGTACGCTCATGTAGTCCTCAATAGATACCGAACATGATTCGTCAATGTGTATCTCTATACCGGGAACAGTACAATCAAAGATAGCATTGATAAACTCACCGGTCATGGCAACACTCGGATTCTTGTTGCCTACCTTATCTTCAATCTCGAATCCTTCTTTCTGCAATGTATCTATGAATAAGTCCATCCAGGAACGCTTCTCATCGTCAATGCTGTTTGCCGCTTTCGTTGATGCATCACCATGTACATATAACCTATCAGAATATTGGATAGATTTCAGATACTTTGCAACAAGTTTGGAAGCTTTCTTTACTGTATTGTTGGGGCTTTCAGCACACGTTTCATGGAATTGCCAAACCTTGGTACCAGTTGTGAAATCGACCTGCCAATATGATACGCTGATATACGGAAGCACGTTGTTATCGACAGAGATATGAATAGGTAAGTCCGGAACATACTTATGCTCACCGGAATGTTTGCCACGATTGAAGGAACCGAAGAACTCACTACCGGTACGAATGACACCCCATTCTCCCAATGCGTACACATTGTAATAGTCCGGATCGTGAACTCTATCATACTCAAAGTCGGCAACACATTGCTCATCATAGAAACCATACGTACCGTCAGGACTACCAACAACCCAAAAATTATTCAAATAGGTAGATTGGATAATAACTGTATTAGGGGCCTGTTCCTCGATTTGCTTAGTACGAAGATTAAGTATTTGCCTGGGTGCGTTCTTTCTTACGGATTTGACCTTGGTAAGTTCTTCCGGCAACTCTTTGCCGGCAATGGTAACAGTCATCGGTACATCATGCCATTTATCTTTATCAATAAACTCTTTCTTTATCCAATGGCTTTCACTGATCGGGTTAAAGGTACAAATAATCTGCTGCCCTTTCTTACCACGCAAACGCTTACGTAGCTGCTTGAAATCCGGATGCTCGAACTCTGACCATTCCTCTAACTGAACTCGCTTATAGTTAGAGATACCTTTTATCTTCTCCGGATCGTCAAGACCGGAGAAATCTATCTTCGCACCATTTACCAGACATTTAATAGTATTCTGTTGAAATTTGAACAAATGGGAGATGCCAAGACCGATCGCAGCGACCTTATAATCTTCATAAATGGTTTTGAGAATAGAAGCTCCTACCTTACGCATGACAAGAGTGTTCTCACCATCCTGTAATGTCTGTATCAGTATTGTTTGTGCCACACTATACGACTTACCGGAAGATGAACCTCCATAGAGAATGATAAAACGGATAGTCTCATCATTCAAGTACTTCAATAGATAGAATCCGTTAGGATTTAGCTTCTTATAATTTATAACCATATTGTTCTAAAAGTAAGGTTTCTCCGTAGGATGAATACCGGATTTTGCAGTTCAAATTGTTCTATTCTTCCGAATTCTCATTATCTTCAAATCCGATACGAAGTTCACCGACTTTATTTCCGTCTCCACCTTTGATGTTGACATTCTTATCGGCTTCCCATCCATTCCAGGCACCAAGAATCCGGGCGGCTTCTGTCTTGCCGTTGAACTCATAATTAACCACTCCTCTATTATTCTGAATCTTCTTCAACGCATTACGGGCGCGCTTTGGAAGTTGGGACGGACTTCTCATCTTTGTTTTCCCGGTAACAGGGTCTACATAATGTAAATCATCGGGATCAGCGAGTACAATATCCATTAATACCTTCTCGACCGTTTTCCTCTCTACTTCAGTCTCTTTCGCCCTCTGTTGCTTAATCTCACTTATCCTTGCACTAACCTTGCTATTGGCTAACAATCTGCTAGCAGCACTCCAAATCGTTTCAGGTTTCATCTTTGACGCATCATAAGACATCCTATATGCTTCACTAGCATTACCTTCTGTATCAACGTAGTATTTACAGAATTTCTCTTGCTTGAATGTTAATGGTTTCTCTTGCTTTCCCATATCATTTGTTATTTATTCCTACGAGAAAAAGAAGCTGCTCTCTATCCTTTAAAAGCTCATAGGTGGCAAGCAGTGTGCTGCCAGTTGTTAATATGTCATCATACACTATTATTTTCTTTTCCTTTATCGGACGAAGAAGAAAGAATTCTGGATTCAATCTATCTTTAGTTAGGCACTGGATTGCATTCTCATAGAATGGTATTTTCACCGCCCCCGCAATTTTCGTACAGATAGAGGTTGAAAAATGAAAGCCCTCGTTGTGTCTCCGTCGCGGTGTGGTGACTATACACCATCCTTCATATCCCCCTACTATGAAGCGGTGGAGAAACTCACACGCTCTCTCTGCAAAGAATGATGCAAGTTCCTCCGACTGTTTAATTTCTGAAAAGCTGGTACCAGTCTTGGAACGGGTGAACTGGGAGATGTAATAGATATCACCCTTTTTATGAAGTGATACCTTTTCTTTCAGATCACATAACCGTTCCTGATGAGACCAGCTCTTACATTTCACCGCTTCCGGCTTATCCCAGTCGTCAATACGACATATCTTTCCCTTTCCTTTCATCAAAGATCTTCTTTACTCCGTCCTCGACAGATGTGTAAGACAAAGGTACTAAATAGATATCCCGGTTCACCGACTGCTCTAAATTGTCAAAATCCCGTTTTTCATTAATTAGCTCAATTTCAAGCGGTTTGTAGTATCTTACTAAAGAAGCAAAATACATAGTAGTCACAGGTTGGACGTTACAAATATTGATAAGTTGCCGGTTACAACCCACCGAATAGATAAGCCCCTCAATGACATCATCTATGTAAGTGAAGCACCGGATATTCTGACCACAGTTGTATAATGACACGTTTTCCTTTTCCATCAGGAACCAGAGAAGAGTTCTTTTTCGCGGATTAGGTCCATATACATTATGCAGCCGGCACCCGGTCGCAGCCTTACAATAGATAGATGCATACTGTTCATCGAAATACTTGCTTATTCCATACATAGAAGTGGTATTCTCCGGATTAGCCGTTGACGAACTGGCATATATTAACTTCACATGATTTTGATTGCAAGCATCAGCTACTCGCATGAAAGTATCAATGTTATCCTTCCTGATCTGTTCCAGGTTTCCATTAAACACACTAGTTTGCGCCGCCAAATGGAACACACAATCAATACCCCCATTTTTCAGGAGCTCACATACTTTTGTGGCTTCAGTACCAGACTTTCGATCAAGTCCTATGACTTCAACACCTCTTTTTGTCAATTCGCGGCAAAGGGCTTTTCCTATAAACCCCTCACTGCCGGTTACAATCATTCTTCTCATCATCACAAAAAAATAAAGGATATATCAAACTCTCGTATATCCAAATTCAACATATTGTTAGTAAAAAACTCAAAAAAACATTAACTTCAAAATAGAATACACTACATTTGTAGCTGTATAAAATATAAAATCAAATAAAATGAAAAGACCGCAAATAGATATAATCAAATACGCATTAATTGCAACAGCCATATTTACTCTAATATTAATATTAGTATATGTATATAGATTTCATCACGGACTGTCCTATAATCATAATGATTTTGCTGATTTCGGCAGTTATTTAGGTTCAATTACAGGATTACTTGCTTTCATTGGAGTACTTTATACAATAAAAGACTCACAAATAAATAGACAAATTGATAATGAAAGGTCAACATTTTATAATTTGTTGGGATTATATCAGCATCAAGTCGACACCAACAAATATACTGAACACCAAATTGAGAAAACAGGAATTGAAGCATTCAAAGCATACGCACATGAAGCGCGTTCATTATTCTATGCTTATGTAATATATCATTTTATAAAAGATGGAGAAAAATTTCCATCAGAATTAACACAAGTCAGTAAGTTAGACGAGCAAGCATTTCTGGAGATTTATACTAAGTTTGGAGTTCATTCAACTACAGAATTAAATGTATTATTAAAAAGTAGGGATCCCAAATATTATTACGATACTATATACGAAATAAAAGGCATAATAATGTCAAGCAAAATTCATGAAATGTATCGTATAATTGTTGCATCAATCTGTAATAGGATTTGTATAGAAAAAAGATACCAACAGCTCTATAAGTTCATAAGAAATGTCGGAGATTATTTATATGGGCAATATGGACAATATTTAGGGCAATACCATAGAAACATATATTATCTGTTGGATTCAATCCAAAATTTTAAATATCCCAATGACTATTCTAAAATATTTAGAGCACAATTATCCTCAGATGAGTTAACAGTCATACTATTCAATTCAATGAGCTCGCAATCAACTCTCAAAACAATTTCTTTATTAAAGAAATTTGATATATTCAATAACATTATTGCCCTCGAACTTCCTATATCTGGATATGATACAGAAAAAGAAATCGTAATTCAGACTATTAACTCTCTTTTTCATGAATTTATAGCTGATTCTACAAACAAATGATTATATACCCAATTATTATATTTATTGTAACTGTACAAGAATATAGGGAAAAGAGTGGTTGTATTATTCAACAGTTTTCTCTATACTTCCGCATTCAGAACGTTCAATTTCTACTTATTTGATACCAAGATAATCCCAAAAAGAAAGGGTTCTTCTTCAAATTCCGTGCTAG